TAATATATTCTAAACGCAGTCTGACCTAATGTCTCTGGTTTCGCCAAGTTAAATTGTTGCAGACAAAGATAACCAAAAGCATCAAACGCATGATCCACACCTAAATTCTTATTAGGCATACCTGTATTTGGAGCGTAAGTTAATGTTCTAAGTGCTTTTATCAATTCTTTACAACGAGGATGTATAAGCGTCCTTCTATTACCATTAGCATCAAACAGAGCAGTATTGACAGCAGTAATCTTATCTCTGATCTTCCAGGGGCTTCTAGGGCTCATAACAGTAAATCCACTGCGTCTAAGTATCGTATGATCTGTTACACCAACTCCAGAGGTCTTTCTTGCACTTCCAGTAGGGTCAGGACAAGCAATAATTCTACGATCAACCCCATATCTCCTCGTAACCTCTTCTGCAAAATCCCATGTTGTAGCACCACCCGTTAACATAATTTCATCAAAAACATACAAAGTATCGTTGTGTTTTACAGCACAAACTCCTGCCATAGGGTCAACGTTAAAATCTAAACCTATTAACAAAGGAAGCATATGTAAATCTGCTACTTCCTTATCAATATTTTCATCAGCAAAGCTAACAGCCACCAATCCAGTAAGATTTTCAAAACTAGCTTCAAATTCTTGTCTAAATGTTCTCGCATCTAATTGACTTCTCGCTGCTTCAACTTCTTCTTCCGCTACATTACCCCCCTCAATCGTTGTAAAACTCCATCTTTGCCAATCTTTCCATTCCTCCTCTCCGCAATAACACCACATATCGTAAAACCAACTCGCAGTTCCATCAGGTGTTGAAATAAACAGTGCCCATCCTTGTTTATCTGCTAATGCAGGTCTTATTACTTCAGCCCAAACGTCACGATCCATAAATGCTGCTTCATCCAATACAACACCAGCTAAACTTCTTCCCCTCAAAGCCATCGCATTTTCAGTTCCCTTCAACTCAATAGTCGATCCATTAATTAATTCCAGCCTTAAATCTGTTTCATTCTTACTTTGAATCCATACCTTCGGTGTCAACCTCTTCAATTCCTTCCATGCAATATCCTTTGCCATCCGATAAGTAGGAGCACAATAAAAATAAACTTCTCCAGGTCGTTCAATAGCTCCTCTCAACAGTTCAATACAAGATAAATACGACTTTCCAAACCTTCTGCCAGCTACCAGCAACCTAAATCTTTTATCTGAATTAAATACCTCCCCCTGAGCATACCTTAAACTAATTTCCTCTCGTTTTTTTCCACTTACAACCATATATTTAATAAAAAATTCAATACCTACCCTACTTTATAGCCTATTTCACTACTTTTAAGTTATCATTCAACTAAATACTATAAAGATTAAGTCCGTGGCTTCCTCTACTTTTCCTGAAAACATATTAAATAATCCTCTCGCTAATCCTGCTAAAAAAAGAACTCGTTCCACAGTATCAGATGTACTAAAACGCTCCCAACGTCTATACGCTCGGCAACTTGAAGGTAAAACTACTCGCCAATTAGTAATAGAACACTCTTCAATAGAAAATATTTCCGAAACTACCGCCTGGCATGATTGGGATAGAGTTAAAGTTTGGAATAACGAAGATTGGGAAAAAGATAGAGAAGCTTTACTTCCACGTTTACAAGCAATGAGAATACGTTTATTTAACAAAGCAGTGAAAAAAGGTCAGCTTCAAACCGCAGCACAAATTCTCGATAGCCTAGGTAAAGTAATTGGCGAATCCGTAGAAACAGTTAATATCCAAGCTCCTGAACTTTCAATAAAAGTTGAACCAAAAAATTAAACGAAATATATTTAAGTTCCTCGGTAATCGATAAAATAAAAAAATAATCTGCAAGTCCTCCCCAGTGCAAAAAATAGACTTATGTAGACTAATAGACCTAAGAAGTCTTTTGGAGTCCTTAGAAGTCCATATAGAATACTCTCATAAACTGCAAGTCCATAGAAGTTAAAACAAATACCACTAGGTAAAAAATTTGGACTCACAATATTAAAAAATAATTTATTTGTACTTTCTGTCTTGTTTGTATACTAATTTATGATATAATTAATTATAGTTATGTTGATCTCAAATTTTTAACTTATTCAATAGTTATTTTTTTTAATACTCAAAATAATTATTTATTACTTTTAAATTTATAGATCACTTAACTAAATACAAATAAAAATTATTCATTCATTACCAGAGATGAACACACCAAATTTATTCCCAACTAGCGATAGACAAACGCTAGAAACTGAAAAGCTAAAAATTAATTTTGCTTTTGGTTCATATAGTTCTTTTTTAGATATTTCAAACGAATCTAAGGAACTACATATTAATTTGGATAACAAACAAATTAAAAAAGACATTGTATCTAGTTTTCAAATGTTGTCTAGTACTTATTCAACAGATAAGGATTATTTAGTAGAAGTTTTTAAAATTATTGTTAACAAGATTGAGGAATCAAAAGACGATAGTTTAAAAGATGAACTTGCAGCATATCTAGTTAATAACTTAAACAGTGAGGTTAACAAGTAATGAAAACTAAGAAGAATACAACTATTCAAATTAAGGTTACTGTTGATCCAGTAACCTACAAACTCCTATGTGCAAGGAGTGAAGAGATTCTAGGTGAGCAAAATTTAAGTTTGTTAACAAGGATCATGTATAAAAAGGAGCTAGGCATCAAATGATTAATTTCACTACTGAAGAATTACAAGAAATTCTAAGAACTTTCTTATACGGTTCTTATCCCTCAGCATTAGGAGATAATGATCAACCAAAAAGAAGAAAGAGTATTACAACAAAAATTCAAAAGGAGTTAAACAAATGAAAACTTTATTTTATTATCTACTTTTTATGCTGGTAGTTTTTGCCTCGGTTAGTCATTCATTACAGAAAATGACCAAATCAGATTGTGAAGCGTTGGGGAGTCAATCCCTAGCATGTAAGCAATTAGAAAAAGAAAACCTAATTAATCAATTACTAAATTAAAACAATGGAAACAAACGAATTAAAAAAAGTCATCTTTACTCTAGATATTGATTATCTAGAGTTAGTTGATGCTGTAGGGTTAGACTATACAAAAAGAGGAACTGATTTAAAAGTTAGTGTATATCTTGATAAACAAGAAATGCTAGATTTTTATGATGTAGATCCTTATAATTTTGCTTTTAATACTCTTAACCCTGAACTAGCCGAAAGTTGCAGCAGTTTTAAAATTTATAAGATGAGCAAAGAGGAACAACAACAAGTAAATTATATTTATGTTTAAAATCTATTAAAATAAAAACTCCAGGGTAAAAACTGGAGTATTTTTTTATTAATTTTATAATGTAACATTTTATACGTAACATTTGATACATAGAAAATTTTAAAAAAATTCCTGGAGAAAAATTTAAAAAAAAAAAAATAGGTAGTAGCGGTAAGTTAATAATGAATGAAAATTGAATGAATTTTTAAGGGTGAATGAAAATTTAATGAATGTTAATTATTACACTTACATAAACCTACATTTAAGTTATAATAAAAGAGCATTAACAAACTTTCCAAAATGCAACAAACAAAAGAAAAAAACCACGCTTTAAATAATGCTATTGGGCATATTGAAAGCATTTTAGAAGATTATCAAAATTTTGAAAAATACTCAAAATTAGATGATGATGAAAAGCTAGACCAATTAAGGGATGAAATTAATTTAAGTCCTTTAAGTATTCAAGTTCGAAGCGGTTGGACTTCATTAAATGAAAGTTTTGAACCTAAAGAATTTAACATTTTACTTTCATGGGGTGGGCCATCTTTAAGAATTATTGGTGATTTGAACGAATACAAAGAACCAGAAAACCCAGTTTTACAATTTCAAGATTGGTTTACAAAGTGGGAGGATTTAAAAATTAATATTCAACAGTATGACGCTTTAGTGTGGTATTGTTCTCAATTTTATTTTGGTGAATAAATATGGCATTTAATAAAAAAGAAAAATTAGAGTGGCTAAAACTTACTAATTCAATAATGAAAGATAAAAAACTATCTCAAAAAGAGTTAGATAGGTTTCATTGGTTAAAAATTAAAGGATATTATTATGCCTGATAAATAAGAGACTGTAAAAAGTCTCTTTTTTATTAATTTAATAATACTTGCATTATTTTATATATATACTTATACTAACTTACATAAACATACCAGTTTAATGAAACTTTCCAAAAAGACTAAGCCCATGAATGGGTTAATTTATCAATCAATAATGGGAGAATACCTTATTGATCCTAATGAATGTTTAGAGAATTTAAATATTCAGAAAGCTATCAGCATGAATGATGAAGTAATGCTTAGAAAAATTCTTGAATGTGAATATTAATATGGAAACTAAAAAGCAAAAAATAGCATTAATAAATACTTTGCTTAAGTATTATGATGCTGCAGATAATGAAACTTCAGGCCAACTTTATCGAGATATTTTACACTTTACAGTTGGATTAACATTTGAAAGTTTTAATTCTTGTAATGACATAGCAGAAAGACTTTATACAAAAGGAAAGAAAAGTTATGAATCTTAAATTACAAGAAAAAGACGCAAGTGCATTATTTTTAGC